CCGGCAGCAAATTACAACTATCCCCCAACAACACCGTTTACTAACGGAACAGCTACGTTGCAATATGCTGGCAATTGCGAAAAACTAAATTATGCAGCGTTCCCTGACAGTGTAAATACGATTGATATTCTAAATATCAACCTTTATTGGGGAAATAGTCGTATTCCTTTGCAGTATTTGCCTTGGACTCAGTTCAATGCTCAGCTACGTTATTGGCAGAACTACATAGGTAGGCCAGTAGCGTTCAGCGTTTACGGACAAAAAACAGCATTTATCTCTCCCGTTCCAGATCAGGTATATACGATTGAAATGGATACGGTTGTGCTTCCAGTAGACCTTGTTTCGTCTGGTGAGGTTGATGTTATTGATGAGCCATACACCACGCCTGTTGCTTTCTACGCAGCACATAAAGCGAAGTTTAAAGAACAGAGCTATGGCGAAGCTGAAATCTACAAACAGCAATACGTGCAAGAAGTTCGCAGTGTTCTGGCAACAACCATGACACGGCGTATTCCTAACCCTTACGGCAGTCCATTTTAATCATGGCTGCGGCTGAACAAAAAAAATCATACAAGGTAATTAAACAATTTCGTGGCGTAAATACGAAGGCTAACCGTACTGCGCTAGAAGATGGTGAGTTTTCATGGCTAGAAAATGCCATGCCCATTGGTTATGCAAATATTAAAACCATATCTGGCGAAAGAAATACTGCGGTTACGTTTGGAAATGTAACTACAGCATTGCTTTCTGCAAACATAAACAACAAAGACTATCAGCTTGCATTTCAGGAGGACGGTCGTTGTGAGTTTGTTGATGTTGAGACGAATACAAAAGGAAATGTTGCTGTTGCTGGCACTTTTTCTAATTCAAGAGTAAACATAACGCAGTTTAAGGATGAGCGCGTCTTAATCGGCGACCCTGATAATGGCGTTTTTAGTTGGGATGGCACTAACCTTGTCTCTATCGGTTCCGTTGGATTCATAGGTATTACCAATCGAGGCACTGGATACACAACCACGCCATCCGTTGTTATCTCTGCGCCCAATCAAACTGGCGGCATACAAGCTCAAGCAGAAGCAATCGTCACTGCTAATACAGTTACGGGCATTGCTATTACTGAGGCTGGTACAGGCTACACAAGCGCTCCAACTGTGACCATATCTGGTGGTGGCGGGAATAATGCGGCAGTAATTGCTGGCGTTACTACATTTAAGACCGGAACTGTTACTGTATTAGTAACCAATGGTGGAACTGGATATACAAATTCTTCTAATACTACAGTTACTATCAGCGGTGGCGGTGGAACTAATGCTGCTGGAACGGCTATTTTGGCTGGTGGTCAGATAAGCCAAGTAATCATGACCAACAATGGTACTGGATACACTAACTCATCCAATATCACTGTAACCATTAGCGGTGGTGGAGGCTCAAATGCAGCCGCCAAGGCGATTATTAACAGCAACCCTGTTACTGGTATCCAGACGTTCTCAGGACGCGCTTGGGTGGCTCAGGGGCGCTCTATAAGCTATTCAGCCGCAGGTTCATACTCTGACTTTGTAAGCTTGTCTTCTGGCGTGTTTACGATTACTGACGCAACCCTACGAAGCAATATTACTCAGTTGCTTTCAGCCAATAACTTTCTGTATATTTTTGGCGAAGACAGCATTAACGTGTTCTCAGACGTTCGAGTAACGGATGCTGGTATTACATTATTTACAAATACCAACATTAGTGCTTCCGTTGGTTCACGTTTGCAGTACGCAGTATTCCCATATTTCCGTTCTGTGCTGTTTATGAATGAATATGGCGTGTATGCGCTTGTTGGCTCTACTACATCCAAGATTTCTGATCCTTTGGACGGTATATTTCCAGACATAGATTTTTCTACAGCAAGGGTTACGGCTGGTCAGGTATTGCTAAATAACATATTATGTGCAGCATTCAACATACGATATAACGACTCTGGAACGCTGCGTTATGTACAGGCAATATTTTTTGAGAAGAAATGGTTTTTCTCTAATCAAAATACTGTCAAATTAGTATCTTCTATTGCCACAGGCGGTAAGATTAAGTTGTTTGGAACGGATGGAAGTAGTCTAGTTGAGCTTTATGGTGACAGTACCGTTCCAGTAAGCATTATTTTAGAAACCGCTTTGGACGCTATGGGCGATCCTATTCGGGATAAGCAAGCATTAAAGATAGGCATTGAAGCAACGCTAGGAATATCGCCTACAACAATGAATGCTTATGTAGATTCAGAGTCGGCTCAGTCACCAGTTATTTCATTTGAAAACACTATTGCTTGGACGAATAATGTTGGAAGCGAAATAAATTGGATAAATAATTTAAGCGCAATTATTGGATGGCTAGGTGCTGATTCTGCTGGCGCTGGATATTATTTATATAAGTCTGATGCTGAAATGTGGGGTAAATACATAGGTATAACTGTTAATAGCACATCAACACCATTTGTTATTAACGGTTTCCAATTTGAACATGAATTAAGAACGAGGTTCTAAAATGCCAGTGCCAAATACTTTTGCGAATGCAACGACATCAATTCCGTTATCGGATTTAGATAACAACTTTGCTACTCCAATTACGATTGGTAACACGGCTGTTCAGCTTGGGAACACTGTTACCACGTTAAATAATATGACGTTAGCAAACGTCACTATTAGTTCTGTAGCTAGTGCAATTAATAATGTTTCTTTAAGCAACGTAACTATTAGCAGTGGAAATGTTACTGCAAACATAGCCAATAGTACGATTGACGGTAGCAATACTGCTGGATACCTTGTTATCCCTCAGAACTCTCAAAACGGTAACTACAATGTAGTGTTAGCTGATACTGGAAGACATTTGTTTCATGGTCTTGGACAGGCTGCTGCAACGTACACAATTCCAGCTAATTCTAATGTGGCGTTTGGATTAGGGGCAGCAATAACAATTGTAAATTTATCAGCGAATGCGGTAACTGTTGGAATTACAACTGACACTATGTATTTGTCATCGGCTGGCACTACAGGCAACAGAACACTAGCTCAATATGGCATAGCTACTGCTGTAAAAGTTACTAGCACTTCTTGGATAATTTCAGGTAATGGGTTGACCTAATGAGTGGAATACTTCAATCACTTATAGCGTCATATAAAGCAGGAGTTGCTCCTTCTTCTGTCACATATTTAGTCGTTGGCGGCGGTGGTGCTGGTGGCGGTCGATTTAATGGTGCTGGCTCTAATAGTTCTGGTGGTGGTGGTGGTGGAGCAGGTGGTTTTAGAACAGCGTCAGGATTTAGCGTTACAGCCGGAACAAACTATACAGTTACAGTAGGTGCTGGTGGTGCTGCGGTATCTGCTGCTACTGGAAGTAGTGGAAACTCATCTGTTTTTAGCACAATTACTTCTGCGGGTGGTGGCGGTGGCGCAAGAGGGCAAACTGGTACGGATGTAGCTGGTATAGCAGGTGGTTCTGGTGGTGGTGGCGCAAGGAATGGCGCAGGTGGTGCGGGGAATACGCCTAGCACAAGCCCAAGTCAAGGAAGCGCGGGTGGCAATGGCGCTCTAGGTGCTGGCGGTGGTGGTGGAGCAAGTGCTACTGGTGCTGATGGAGCTTCAACTGTTGGCGGTAATGGAGGCAATGGAACTGCATCATCAATTACTGGTTCATCGGTAACTTATGCTGGTGGTGGTGGTGGCGCTGCTGGTACGCAAGGAACCACAAACGGAACTGGCGGTACTGGCGGTGGCGGTAACGGAACAAAAGACCCAACAGCTAGAGATGACGGAGACGCAAATACTGGCGGTGGTGGCGGTGGCGGTAGTTGTAATGTTGGCGCTGATGCTATTGGAGCAAATGGTGGTTCTGGTGTTGTAATTATTTCTTATCCATCAACAAATGCTGATTTGGCTTCAATTGCTGTTGGATTAACTTATACAAAAACAACTAGCGGTGGAAATACTATTTATAGATTTACCGCTGGAACCGGAAATATTTCTTGGTGATTGACATGGCTTATTACGCATTTCTTGATGAAAACAATATTGTTACTGGAGTAATCCCCGGAAAAGATGAGGGTGAAGATGGCATTGATTGGGAACAGTGGTATGGCGACTTTCACGGTCAAGTATGTAAACGCACAAGTTGGAACACGGTAGGTAATGTTCACAGAAATGGTGGAACTCCTTTTCGCGGAAATTATGCTGGCATTGGTTATACGTATCAACAAGACATAGATGCGTTTGTTCCTCCAAAGCCTTATGCAAGCTGGATATTAAACGCTAGTGTTCAATGGCAACCGCCAATCCCTGTGCCTACTGATGGTAAAGCGTATTCATGGGATGAGCAAACAACATCATGGACGGAGATAACAGATGGGTCTTAATGCTTTTCAAAAAACAGGGAACACAGTCACATTTACGGCTGACACTGTTGCCCCAACGCCTGTTCAATGTATATCTACAACGCTTGGCGGAAAT